GAGCAAATATGATTATCTGTCAAGGAATAGAAACGAATTATATTTTGGGGATGATTTGATAGAAGAAGAGAGGAATCTCAAGGAGGCGATGGTATGCAGAGTTATAGTGAAAGAGAAACGTTAATAAAAGAACTAAAAAAAGATTCAAGCATTAGAGTTAAAATCTCTCAAAACGATATAAACAGAATAGAAAAAAACAGCCACATAGAAGAAAAAGAAAATTACTGGTTGTTAGCTGAACATTTGAAGTATTTAAGAAGAAAAATGCGAGAAACTAAAAAGGAGGAAGAAAGAAAGAAACTGGATGAACAAGTACATATAACTGAGAACTATCTTACTGAAAGCCAATTTGGAGATAGAAACGTTGGTAGATTTAACGGAATATGAGGGAGTTATATGAAAAGCTTTAGTTTTACGATTGACGATAATACAGGCGCATTTTTAAACGCCTTACCTGGGGCAGTTGATGTAGCTCTGGAGATGATAGGGCTTCAAGCTGAAGGATATGCAAAGATGAAATGTCCAGTAGATACAGGCAATCTTAGAAATAGTATATCTCATATGGTTGCAAATCAGGCTGCTTATATCGGAACCGATGTAAACTATGCGGCTTATGTAGAAATGGGCACGTCAAAGATGCCTGCAAGACCATATATCGAACCGGCTGTTACGGAACACTCGGATGAATACAAAGATATGGCAATATCTTGTTTAAAAAATGCTTAATATTGCTTAAAACAACAACATGTGGTACATTAAATTTATAGTGTAAATTAAATAAAACAAAGGTTCATTTAGTTGGAGAGCCATTAGTTAGGTGCAGAAATGTCTGTATGTAATTAATGGCTCTTTTTGTTTTATTTAAACAACTCGATGCAAAGAACAGCATCCCAAAGAAAAGGAGAAGAGCAAAATGGCACTAAGTAGAAAATATCTGCAGGGAATGGGACTGAACGAGGAACAGATAAACGCGATCGTTGAAGCTAACGAAGAGACTATTACAGGTCTCAAGGCTGAGATTGAGAAGTATAAGTCAGCATCAGAAGGTTCAGACAAGACTCTTGCAAAGGTCCAGAAGGAATTGGATGAGATGAAGAAAGAAGCAGAAGAAAGTGCTTCAAAAAATCCGTACAAAGTTAAATATGACGCTATCAAAGAAGAATTTGAGAACTATAAGGCAGAAGAAAAGGCAAAGGCTACAAAGACAGCTAAGAAAGATGCTTATAGAGAGCTTCTTAAGGCTTGCGGAGTATCTGATAAGCGCCTTGAATCAATCCTTAAGGTTACTGATACCGATAGTGTTGAATTTGACGAGAATGGAAAAGTAAAAGATGCAGACAACCTCAAGAAAGCAATCAAAGAGGAATGGGCAGACTTCATTCCTACAGAGAGCACAAGAGGCACAAATGCATCAAATCCGCCATCTAATACAGGCGGCACCACAATGACAAAAGAGGCAATCCGAAAGATTGCAGACCCAGTAGCTCGTCAGAAGGCTATGGCAGAAAATGCATCACTTTTCGGATTAGCAGAATAAGAAAAGGAGAAAGAACATGGGCGCAGAAGCAAATGTAATTAAGAAAGCCGATATGGGCAAGGTTAGAGAGCTTGATTTTGCACAGCTCTTTGGTGAAAACATCAAAGGACTTGTAAAGATGCTTGGCGTTACAAGATTAATTCCTGTAACAGCCGGAACAGTACTTAAGAAGCTCACAGTAACAGGTACACTTCAGACAGATTCAGTAGCAGAAGGTGATGTGATTCCACTTTCAAACTACAAAACAACTTATACACCTATTGGAGAAGCGAAGCTTGAGAAGTTCAGAAAAGGAACTACAGCAGAAGCTATCCTCCAGGGCGGATATGATCAGGCAGTAAATTCAACAAATAAGAAGATGCTTCTTGATATTCAGAAGAAGATTAGAGGCGAACTTATCGCATCTTTTACTGATGGTACAGGAACAGCTTCTGGTAACGGCTTACAGGCAGCACTTGCTGATGCTTGGGGCAAGTTACAGGTTGCATTTGAGGATGAGACAGTACAGACAGTTTACTTTATCAATCCTCTTGATATCGCAGACTATCTTAAGACAGCTCAGGTATCACTTCAGACAGCATTCGGAATGTCTTACATTGAGAATTTCCTCGGACTTGGCACAGTGATCACATCTTCTCAGATTGAGCAGGGCACATTCTACGCAACAGCCGCACAGAATATCGTAGCTTACTATGTTAATGCAAATGAAGCTAACGGACTTGGCGAAGTATTTGAGTTCACAACAGACCCAGAGACAGGCTTCGTAGGAGTTCATGAGGTAGCTAACTACGAGAGAATGCAGTCAGAAACAATCGCTGTAGCAGGCGTAGATTTCTTCGCTGAAATGCCTGCAGGGGTAATTGTCGGTTCAATCAACTCAAATTTTTAACAGGTCTCACAGTACAGGCCGCACCTGATGAGACAGACTTCTGGGGCACTACAGCAGCCCAGATTCAGAGCGGTGTTACAGTAACAGGAAATAAGATTACAGGTACTCTTACAAGACAGACATCCGGACAGATTGTAACAGACTGGGGAGCAGGATATTTCCTCGGACTTAAGTATACAAACATTGACGCAGATGCAACATCCGTTAAGGTTGGACTTCTTCCATCAGTATCAAGCGGACTTGTAGAGCTTGATGAGGACAAGATGAGCATCATGAAGATTACTGATAAAGATGTTCAGAAGCTTAAGGTTGTACAGTCTAATGCAAATGGCAGAACAACTCAGCTGTTTGACTTATCTGATCTTACATTAGCTTAGGAGGGACATATGGTAGTTATTACACCAGCAGGCTCAACAACAAAGCCGTTAGAGAAAAAGGAAAAAAAGACTACTAAGAAATGATTGAAAGGGTGCAGGGTGAGTTAATAGCTTGCACCTGCACCCTTTTCTTATAAAGGAGACAATATGCTTACAGAAATCTGTCAATACTTAAGGAACTGGTTTAACCGTGGACAGGAGCAAATCTTCGGAGAGTTTACCATCCAAGATAACCAGTTAAATATAAGCGATATACAAACGGGACAGTATTACAGAATCGTTGGAAGTGTGTTTAATGATGGAGTCCATAAAAAGGGCTCAGAAACACTGATAAATGAGACTTTTAATGGTTCGATATGGCTTATGGCCGTTCCGCAGGATGTTGTTGCTCTAGCTAATGAAATAGCTGATTGGCAGAGTAAGTACGGAACTACGGAAAGCGAGAATATGAGTCCGTTCCAGAGTGAGAGCTTTGGAGGATATTCATATTCTAAATCAAGCGGAGGCCCGGCATCAGCAACATCATCTTCAGTTCCGACGTGGCAGGCAGTATACGCTGACCAGTTAAGGAGGTATAAGAAGATATGAGCCTACTTGATGAATATAGTGATGAATACACGGTGATTAATAAAGCAATGGTTGATGATGGCTATGGCGGATATACAACCTCTTGGACAGATGGGGCGAAGATAAAAGGTGCATTGGCACTTGCTTCAGAAACAGAGGTTAAAACTGCGGAAGCTAAAGGTGAGAAGGTAACACATACATTGCTTATTGATAAAAGCGTAACTCTTGACTATCACACGGTATTAAGGCGGAGCGATGGAAAAATATTCAGAACCACTTCAAAGGGTGATGAAATGTATACGCCTAACAGCTCACGTTTGAATAAAAGAAAAATAACTTGCGAAGAGTGGGAGATTCCCGCAGGAGGTGCATGATGACGAAGGCACAGGCATTGCAGTACTTCTGGAATAAGTTTGGGACAGCATATGATCAGAATACAGTTCCAGAAGATGCTAAATTCCCACGAATAACTTATGAATCAGCCACAGACAGTTTTGGACAGTCAATTCTACTTACTGCTTCAATCTGGGATAGAAGTACATCCTGGGCGACTGTTGAAGGGCTGTCTTCTCAAATCTCAAATGAAATAGGTTGTGGAGGGACCACAATCCCATATGAGGATGGAATGCTGTGGATTAAACGCGGCACTCCATTTTCGCAAAGAATGGGAGATGAGGATGATTCTATAAGAAGAATAGTAATAAATATTGAAGCTGATTATTTATCGGTAAATTAGGAGGACAGGAAATGAAATATACACAGATTCCTAGCACTGCTTTCCAGAACATTCAGATGAATGCAGGTATTCTTGTAGATAGCTTTGTTCCATCTACAGGAGTAATCGGAAATATAATCGGTGCTACTTCTGGTGGTGTCAATTTTACAGACACAGTCGAATATACAGACTTTGGAGAAGATATTGATAACTGCCCAAAGAATACAAAGGAACTTAAGAAGCTTAATTCACACGAAGTTAAAATGTCAGGAACATTCGTGACTGTGACAGCAGGTATTGCAAAGAGACTTGCCGGTGCAGCGGATGTTGACGAACTTGATGCAACACATATCGTTCCAAGAAACGACCTCGATGCATCAGATTTCGAGGACTTATGGTGGATTGGCGACTACTCAGATGAAAATACAGGAGAGAATGCAGGCTATTGCGCTATCCATATGAAGAACGCACTTTCAACAGGCGGATTCCAGATACAGTCATCTGATAAAGCAAAAGGAACATTTGCATTTGAGTTTACAGGTCACTACAGCATGAATGCGCAGGATGAAGTGCCTTATGAGATTTACATCAAGCAGGGCGGCGCAAATCCTACACCTGTAGTTCTTCTCAATAAGCATTCAGCAACTATTGCAAAGGATGCATCAGTTACACTCACAGCATCAAAGATTCCTGCTAATGCAGTAGTAGCATGGAGCTCATCAGACAGCACAAAAGCATCTGTTTCAAGTGGTGTTGTTACAGGCGAAGCTGTAGGAAGTGCAATTATTACAGCATCTATCACAGTTGACGGGGTGGCTTACACAGATACATGCACAGTGATCGTTGAAGCCGCTGCAGAGGGCTAATAAGAAAGAGGTTATAAATGAGAAAATTATCCGAGTACAAAGACAAAGAGGCCATCGAGTTATTAGCAAATATACTTGAGCCTACAGTAAAGATATTTGGCGATAAAGAGGTTGCAAGAGAATTAGTTGGTGGTAACAAGCTTAAGACTATACAGCTTGCCATGAAGAAACATCCGGATGATGTGTTTGAACTTCTTGCAACCCTTGAAGGCGTTCCTGTAAATGAATATCACTGCTCAGTAGCTACAATCCCAACGATTCTTCTCGACATTATGCATGATGAGGAATTAACCGGTTTTTTTACGGAGCAGGCTGTGACAAGTTCAGACTCTATTTCTGGACTTGTTACGGTGAATACAGAGGAGCAGGAAAACACTTCGTCAAATATCTGATATCAAAAATGGCATTAGAAAGCAGTGAGTGGGAGTACAGATACTATGTCGCCGATTCACTGCAAGCAATGCCGCAGAATAAATATAAAGTACACAGCTTGAAAGAAATACTACATCCAAAGGAAGAAGACACAAGGAGCGGTGACGACATCGCTGAGGATGTAATGAGAAAGGCAGGTTTAACTTTTTAATGAATTTATTTGAATTATTCGCAAAATTAAGCCTTGATTCAAGTGATTACGAAAAAGGAATATCTGACGCTGAAAAGTCAGCTAAGGAATTATCAGATAAGTGGGGCAAAGGCACTACCCAGATGAAAAGCGGTCTGAAAGATGTCGGAGTTGGTGTCGGTGTTTTAGGCGGACTTGGTGGTGCAGCATTTAAAGCCGCCGATGGAGTTGCTTCGACAGCTGATGAAATAGACAAGATGTCTCAGAAGCTTGGTTTGTCAAAGAAAGCATACCAGGAATGGGATTATGTGTTACAGATATCTGGAACCGACATAAACAGCATGGGAGTAGGTCTTAAGACTCTCACTAATAAGTTTGATGATGCAAAGAATGGCGGTCAAGGGTCAATCGAAATGTTCCAAAAACTTGGGCTTTCCATGGAAGACATCAAAGACATGTCCAGAGAGGAACTCTTTGCAACGACCATATCTCAATTCCAGAAGATGGAAGATTCTGCTGAACGTGCCGCACTTGCAAATGATTTATTTGGTAAAAGCGGACAGGAACTCGCTCCCTTATTTAATACCACAAATGAAGAAACAGAAGCTTTAATACAGAAAGTCAATGATCTCGGCGGAGTAATGTCCGATGATGCAGTAAAAAGTGGAGCAGAGTTTAAGGACTCTCTTACATCTTTGAAGTCTTCGTTCCAAGGAGCTACAGCTTCACTTTTGAAAGAACTTGTTCCTGCTATCACAAAGCTCATGGATAAGATATCAAAATTCGTAGCTGATGGCGGTCTTGAAAAGATAATGAAGGTGATGAAAGAACTTGCTCCTGTAGTCGTTGCACTCGTTGGCGCATTTGCGACATTTAAAGTCATAAGCGGAGTAGCAAAGATTGTATCAGGACTCACAACAGCTTTTTCTGTATTATCCGGAACGATTCCTCTTGTTATTGGAGCCTTGGGGCCATTACTTCCTGTTATCGCGGCAATTACCGCGGCAGTTGTAGGAGTTATCGCGGTTATAAAAAACTGGGACAAGATAGTCGAAGTGGCCAAAGGCGTTGCAGAGGAGTTTGTAAACTTCTGGGGTGAAGCGTGGGAAGGTGCTAAACAGTTAGCTTCCGACATTTGGACAGGTATCACAGAAGGCATTTCCGAAGCTTGGAACGGCCTGCAAGAATTTCTTGTTGGAGTCATTACAGAGTTCGTTGATTTTTGGTCTGAAGCATGGGAAGGAGCTAAACAGTTAGTTTCTGATGTATGGAACGGTATAAGCGAGTTCTTCAGTGGAATTTGGACATCCATAAGCGAAACGGCATCTACTATATGGAATGGCGTTACAGGTTTCTTTAGTGAAACGTGGTCGTCAATCAAAGAAACAGCGACAGGAGTATGGAACGAGTTCAGTTCATGGATAGGTGAGACTTGGAATGGCATCAAAGAGAAAGCGTCTGAGACATGGACAAATATCAAGGAAGGCATAGGCGAAAAGTGGAATTCCATTAAAGAGAATACATCAACAGCGTGGTCAAATATTAAGAGTGGCTTGTCGTCAGCTTGGAGCGGGATAACAAATGGAGTCAGGAGCTTTGGTTCGAGTTTCAAAAGCTTTTGGGGAGATATCTTGAGTGGTATCTCTGGAAAGACAAGTGAACTGATCACTTCGGCTCTCACATGGGGCAAAGACCTTATTGATAACTTCATTGGCGGTATTAAGTCAATGATGGGAAAGCTTGGAGACGCTGTTAAGGGTATCGCAAGCAAGGTTAAGAGCTTCCTTGGATTCTCAGAACCGGAAGAAGGACCTCTTTCAAATTTCCATACTTATGCACCGGATATGATAGACCTTTTCACTAAAGGCATTTACGACAACATGAGACAGGTTGAAACAGCATCAAGTGATTTAGCTGAGGCTATAAGACCTGACTTAACAGGCGGACTTGGAACCTTGGCTGTTGGCGGAACAGTTGCTGCAGCGGGTGTCGGTGGAGATTTAATCATTCCAGTATATATAGGAGCAAATAAACTCGATGAAATATTAATCAAACAGGAACAGCTCATCAATTACAGAAGCGGAGGAAGGTAAATGTTAACAAGTTATCCAATATTACTTAATAATGTGACACTTCCCTTCCCTTCTGGATGGGATGAATCATATGACGTGATTGAAACTGTAAATCAGACAGAAGCGGGTACGGACTCAATCGAAGTCCAGAGATATGACAAGCTCTCTGTCTCTGTGTCAACAACATGCTTATCTGATCTAGCTGAAACACTTGCCGGATTAAAAGATGTAGATGTAATCGTATTGAAATATTACGACTTAAAAACAAAAGCATATAAAGAAAGAAATGTCCGAATGCGCAACTTTACAGCAAAGCTGTCTAAAAGCTCGCATACACTCTCAGCAACTAACGGAGTCTGGGACATATCTTTCAAATTGGAGGAATTTTAATGTACGAAGTAAGCCAAAAGTATATAACGGCTATGAATAAGCCAGTAATACGCTCTAAGCTGTGCCTCGTACTTGATGAAGAAGAGCTTACTGAGGCAGATATCTTGGCAGGCTCTTTTTCCATATCAAATCAGTGTACGGACACAAGCGACATAACGCTTGGAGCTGTATATATTGGGGAACTGTCAGTTACATTTTTGCGATCAGTGACAGTGTCTCGAAATAGTTGGAAAGGTAGGCAGATAACAGCCTCATATAAATTATTAGTAGACACAGATGAATGGGAAGAAGTTCCTTTAGGTGTCTATACCATATCAGAGGCAACATATTCGAAGGTAGGTGTTGAAGTAAAGGCCTACGATAATATGAGCCTCCTGGATAAGAAATATACCACGGATGCAACAAGCGGAACGCCTTATGCATTACTTAGCACTATGGCATCAGCTTGTGGCGTTACTTTAGGAAATACAGAGCAAGAAATCAGAGCCTTACCAAACGGAACTGAGACATTAACTCTGTATACACCAAATGATTGTGAGACGTGGAGAGATTTGACCTCGTGTGTGGCTCAAGCAGTGGGGTGTTTTGCTTTTAGCGATAGATTGGGCAATATAACCCTAAAACGGCTCTATAGCCCCTCAGAAGCGACGATAGACACAAGTCACCGATATACGGGTGCAAAAATATCAGATTTTATCACTTATTACTCAGGGATCTCGCTTGTTAACCTCAGAACAGAGTCAACAGAGTATTATGGAGACCTTTACGACGATACAGGAGCCACGATCAATTTAGGGACTAATCCACTGCTCCAATACGGCACTAAAAACCACCGTGAAGAGATGGCAAGGCGAATACTTGCAGAAGTAGAGAACTACAGATACGTTCCTTGCTCTGCAGCACTCCCAAGTGCTTATGTATGTCTTGATCTAGGCGATGTAATCACATTAACCGATGGATTAGCCGGTCAATCATCTGCTGTCTGCGTAATGAGGTACGATTTTAATAAGCAGGATGGCTTTGAGTTTAGAACCTATGGCGATGACCCCGACTTGGCAAACGCACGAAGCAAGGTAGATAAAGATATCAGCGGCCTTCTGGCGAATGCGGAACAAGATAAATTCGTTGTCTATTCTTTCAAGAATTCCGAAGATATTACCATTGAAGATGGTCAGACGCTCAGAGTAATTAACCTTAGAATTGCATCTATCAACGATACGACAGTAATCTTTCAGGGTGAGATAACCTGCGAGGAATCTGCTGATCGCGGCAAGGTTAAAGTCCATTACAAGCTTAACAACAGTGATATCGATTATGCCCCAGAAGAAACATGGCTAGAAGGTAAGCACATATTGAGCCTGCTTTACAAGATGGAGATTGACTACTCGCAGCAATACCAGTGGGAAGTATACCTTGAGGCTGTAGGCGGAGATATAACCATCAAGGCCGGCGAGTCAAACGGCATCATATCTGGTATTGGTCTTGTAGCTTCAGATAAATGGACAGGCTACCTTGATTTCCAAGAAAGAATCGGAAGAATCAATCTTGACGATATCACGGTTAAGCCATTCACCGACACGACATTTAATGTATCAACTAAGATTCCGACAGGCGATAGCTTAACAGACGAGCTTGGAGCAATCACACTTGATACAGATATCGTAACTATAAAAGGCTTCACAGAGGCTTTATATTTCAACAAGTATCCATTACATGACCATTATTGGAGAGAAATCCAAGATATGAAATGGTCAGAGGTTGAAGATACATATTTCTGGTAAGGAGGTACAAAATGATATATTCAGCAAATTACGGCTTAAAAGAACCACAGAAAAACGTGGACTTAGCTGATGTCAATGACATCAACTATAATACTGAAGCCATAGATGGACTCATACATAACACGCAGGTGTCTCTAGCCCCTGCTTACGACCATACGCTCACATATGAAGTGGGCGATTTGGTCATGTATGAAACTCTGCTGTACGAATGTATTACAGCGGTCACTACCCCCGAAGCATGGGATAGCACAAAGTGGCAGAGGGCATATTTAAGCGAAAATGCAGGCGGAGGTGGAAATGCAAATGTAACAGAGATTTCATACTCTCAGTATTCACTGTTAACCCCTGCTGAAAAGGCAAACGGAACTATCTATATGGTAACTGATGACCCAAATGATAGCGCAAGTGGTGGCGGAGGTGGTGGAGTTAACTATTCCACTACTGAACAGAATACGGGGTTAAAGTGGATTGATGGTAAAGACATTTATCAGAAATCTTTCACAAGGACTAATCAAGTCTATGGCGGAGGAATGACATTTGACACGGGCGTATCTAATATTGATACACTTATCAATGATAGATGGTGCGTATATGGAGCTATAAACGTATCTAAACCTGTAACTGCCGAAGGTCAGTATATCAGATGTGTACATAGTGGTAATGGAATCCTTACGATAGGAGCAAATGGCATTAATTTTAATGCCGCATCAAATAGAACGTGGACTCTTACTATTTGGTACACAAAAGCATCATAAGAAAGGAGAAAGCATGAATATTAAAGGACATACAAGTATTGAATTAACAGATGTCAATACAGGCAAGGTAGAAAAGTTTGAAGATGATAATATGGTAACTAATGCCATCAGCCTTTTTTACAAGAGTGGTGGAATGACTAACCCTAGCGCATTTAATGACCTCTTAAAGACTGATGCAGTGGAAAACTTACTTGGCGGTATCCTTTGCCTTGATGACACCATCACAGAATCAGCAAACATTGTCCATGTGCCTACAGGAGTTAACATGGTTGCAAATGGTTCAGTTGGTATTCTTAACAGTGGCAATCCTCCCGAACTTGGCTCATACAATGAAAGCGAAAGTGGTTGGCAACAGGACGGTTCATACAAGCTAGTATTTGACTATACAACATCACAGGGTAATGGTGTGATTAAGTCAGTATGCATGACAAGTAAGTACGAGGGGCTGAAAGGTATTGGAAATGCCTCTAATACAAGTAGAAGTGCATCAGCCCCACAGACACAGGCTGCCTACAATTCTATAAACAACATGGCTTTTGGTAAGAAGGGAATGGCAGACCTTATCGGTGTTTACAACAACAAAGTGCATACTATCTCAGCATACGACAATACTAATCACAAGGTTACGGTTAGCGAGTATGCAATGCCTGTAACAAGCCTTGATTTAAGAGATAAGGCAGAAGCAAGGCTTGTGGCTACAAGAGAAATAAGCTTGCCAAGTCCACTTAATACTTTGAATTTTGAATTTAACGGAAGTATTACATCAGTCACAGGTAACAAGTATAGGCTTCTTGATAGGGCAGTAGATGGTCAATATGCTTATCTCTTATATGTTTACTTAGGTCAAACACAGATAGGCTATAATGTATATACTTCTTACTTCATTTCGGATAACTACCCTGTATATCTTGTTAAATACGACATGGTTAATCATGTATTCAGTGTGGAAGAAACACTTACAGCCTCAGTTGTTGGTTTTTCAAATGAAAATGCACAACATGGTATGCAGTCCATTGCTTTGGCGAAGAATTACATCTTATGGGAAGAGCACGTTATCACTATCGCTAATACTTCTGATGTAAATGATATTAGCAGTTTTGATGATTATAAATTTAATAAGACTTTCCTCAAGGTTGATGATGACCATGTACAGTGCGAAAAGATGCTTGTTGACTTAGCAAGCGCAACAGCAAAGCCTGTAAATAGCGGAATTACTTACACAAAACTAGGCGATGTTAATGGCTCAATGCACTATGGCTGGACTTATGGATATCAAGCACCTTATGGAAGTGACGCAATAATAGTATATATATGGCGCAATCCTAGTTATATAGCCACTATCAACAATCTTGAAAATGCAGTTGAAAAGACGGGTGATAAAACGATGAAAGTCACCTATATCTTAACATTTACAGATTAGGAGGTGATTAAATGGCTATTTATTATAACGGACATCTTCAATCCACTAAAGGCGGTGGAAGTTCAAGCAGTGGCGGTGGAATAGACTACAGCACAACCGAACAAGACACAGGACTTAAATGGATTGATGGGAAACCGATTTATCAAAAGACGTTTGTTGTCACTGACACTAACTATATGGATATATCAGGACTTAATGTTGATACATTCGTGGGAATTGAAGGTCTTAGCTTGGCTGATGGTGATAGTGTAATCCCTCTGTATGATAACGTTACATCTCAATATAGATGCTATCTTGATTTAGACAGAGCTAATATGAGGATGAAAGTTAATGTATATGGGTGGACTTTTGAAAGCGGTCACATCACTTTAAGATATACAAAAACAACGGATACAGTATAAGGAGGTAGAAAAATGAATAAGTTTAGATTTTATGTAATGAAAGATGGAACAGTGGGAAGAGAGTTTCTCAACTATCCGACATACGATGATGCATTATCAGCCATGTATCAGGACTTAGGCTATGCGGTAGCTGATGAGAATACAGTGTCATGTATGTGCGAGCTTATTAATGACAGCGGTAGAGTTGTTAAGTGCGAGAGGTATGAAGGGGCGATAACTGAGTAACCAGATGAAATGAAGTATGTGTTAGCATGGGCGGAAAGGTTTAGAAGTATGCAGGCAATTCCATGGCTTATAAGCGCAGTGACTTGTCTGTTCGGTATTCTGACATATGCTAGGGGAGCACGAAGAGAACGGGACAGACAAAGACAGAAAGATGAGGAGAGATATGCAGTAACAAATGAGTCACTTCTCAAGATTAACATTAAGCTTGACCAGATTACGACGACAACGATAGAGACTAAAGCAGAGGTCAAACGGCTTAATGAAATGCAGTATGAATTTGATAAACGTCTGACTGTGGTGGAATCTAAAGTCCAGGCAGCACAGACAGAAATATTACGGTTGAAAGGAGAACAAAAAAATGAACTGGATTACAGATAAGAAATGGTGGGATAAAGCAGTATCAAGAGCCATTAGAACAGTGGCACAGTCTGCTTTAGCCTATATCGGAACAAGTGCAACAATGATGGGTGAAGTGAACTGGTGGGGCGTACTCTCAGCGGGTGTATTTGGTGGAGTAGTATCTATCCTTACATCATTCGCCGTAGGTATCCCTGAATACAAGGAGGACTAATATGTTAAAAGGTATTGATGTTTCTGCTTGGCAGGGTGATATTGACTGGAAGAAGGTAAAGGGTGACGGCGTTGATGCTGTCATCCTTAAGGCAGGCGGAAGCGATGATGGGTTTTACACAGACTCAAAATTTGAGTCTAATTATAAAGGGGCAAAAGAAGCGGGGATTAAGGTTGGAGCTTATTATTTTGTAGGAGAGAGCTTTATCTCTAAGCCGGACGGTGAGGCTGATGCTGTTAGATTCTTAAAGATGCTCAAAGGCAAGCAGTTTGACCTTCCTGTATACGTGGACGTTGAGGCAACAAAGCCGGAAGATAAGAACGGAGCAACAAACGCAACTATAGCCTTCTGTGATTATATGGAAGGAAATGGATACTTTGTAGGTATATACGCGTCAGAAGTAAGTGGATTCAGAGACAGACTTGACGATAGCAAGCTTCAGAAGTATGCGCACTGGGTGGCTTGCTATGGGAAAGAAAAGCCGGCTATTCCATACGTTGGATGGCAGTATTCTTCTAGCGGTAAGGTTGCAGGCATCAACGGAAACGTTGATATGGATGAGTTCGAAGATCTATCCGAAACAATCATATCTGGAGGATTTAACGGATATGCTAACCGTATTGAGCCGGACATTGTTAAGCCTTCAAAGAAAGTAGTACAGGTGAAGCGGAAAACAGATAAAGAGATTGCTGCTGAGGTTCTTGATGGACTGTGGGGCAACGGTGACGAAAGAGAAAAGAAGTTAACAGATGCAGGATATAATTATGACAAGATTCAGGACATTGTAAATGGCATGATCAGTGACGGTTATATCGCAGGAAAAGAGTACAAAGTAGTTACTCCATACGGCCTTAACGTAAGAAAAGGACCTAGCAAGGATTACGATATAATTAAGGCGTTAAGCACTGGCACGAAGGTAGTTCCTACAGAGATCAAGAGCCGGAGAGACAATACCTGGATGAAGATGTCTGACGGATGGATTTGTGCAAGAGAAGGCAATGATAGATTTGTAAAATAATAATGATCGGGACAGAAAGGGGAAACATGAAAAGACAACTCGATTTGTCCCGTTCAGAAAAAGAAAACTTAATAAATGAATGGATACCAAGCGCAAGGGATAGAGATATCCTTAAGCGCAGGCTAGTGGATGGAATCGCCTTTGAAAGTTTAGGCGAAGAATTTCATCTATCAACGCAGCGGATAAAGGTGATAGTTTACCAAGGAATTGATAAGCTGAGCCTACATTTATAACCTCGGCCATCTGTCTGGAGTGATCCGGATGGGTGGCTTTTTGGATTTCCACGAAATTCGTGAAAAAATATGTTGACACACCACGGAAACCGTGGTAATATATATTTACAAAATAAATATAAACATTTTATGGAGGTAAAAATTATGAAAAGATACACAGATATGATTAGTGATATGGAATATGATCACCTTGACACACTTATAGGCCTTAATGACATTGACCCAAAGAATATAGAAGTCCGCGATAACCATACGAAAGAGATTATAAAGGAAGCGTTTAGACCATCCGAATACATTAGAAGACTTACAAATATGAGCAGAGCAGAGTTCTCAAAGGCCTACAAGATTCCTGTAAGAACGTTAGAGGATTGGGATGCAGGAAGGTCAAAACCTACGGATTATGTAATTGACTTACTTGCTAGGGCTGTTTATTCAGATGTATACGAAAAGGTAGTTGAATTTGAGGTGGTAACTAAATCTGATCAGAGCGATGACGAGTGGTCACAGCTTAGAACAAAGAGCTTCCTTGAGGCTTTTAGAATGGGCGAAAAAGAGTCAGGGCACTACTGGAACGAGATAAGAATATACACAGACGAAGAAGAGTGCAACTGGAATGAGCTTGAATACAACAGAATATATGAATAGAGTACTTTTTAAAGACTTCCACTTGATTGTGGAGGTCTTTTTTTATGCTTATAATTAAAAAAAACGATATGAAATGCTCAAATTTGCAGAAAAATTGCGAAAATTGGCGCTTAAAAACGAAAAAGGCGGTTTTAAATGTATAATCCATATTTTTATCAACAGAATTATCAACAGAATTATCAACAGCAGAATTATCTTCCTCAGCAGCAGATCATCCAGGTAAATGGAAAAGCAAGTGTTGATACTATCCAGTTAGCACCTAACAGCTCAGTTTTGGTTATGGATACATCGGCTCCAATAGTCTGGATGTGTGTATCTGATGGAATTGGAAAAGTAACAAGTACTCCATATGACATTGTGGTTCACAAAGAAGAACCTCCGGTGGATATGGCAAGTGTTGAAACAAGAATATCAAAGCTAGAGCAGATTATTGCAGAAATGAGGTCAAATAATGAATCCAATGATGATGAATTTAAACAATCCAATAAAAACGATGTTCGAAAAGGTTAAGACTGCCGGCAATCCTCAAATGATGATGCAGCAGATGATGGGACAAAATCCACAGATCAAGCAGGCGATGGATTATATACAGCAGAACGGTGGAGATCCTAAAGAGGCATTTTATAAGCTAGCAAAAGAAAAAGGGATTAATCCGGACGACATACTAAATCAATTAAAGTAAGCAATGCGCACAGCTTAAATATAATTTAAAGGAGAAAACTTATGGATAATGGAATAACACCAGTAATGCCAATAGGTGGCTCAAACGGAGACTGGGGAAATAACAGCTTCTTTTGGGTGTTTGCTCTGCTCCTCTTAGGAATGGGTGGATTCGGTGGCTTTGGCAATAACAACTTCGCTAACGCCATAGGTTACGAGAACCTTGCAACTTCAAATGAAGTACAGAGAGGTTTCGACAATCAGAATCAGCTTGCTAACGAAAGAGAGATTCTTTCCGCAGTAAACTCAGGCACAGCACAGGCTGTAGCCGCTACAAATCAGACTTTCCATGATACTCTTGGTATTATTCAGAGCAGATACGATGAACTTGCAAGAGATATTAGTGGAATCGCTGTAGGACAGGCACAGGCTCTTGCTAACCAGAATGCATGTTGCTGTGAGACTAAACAGATGATCATGCAGTCTAATTATGACGGAGCTATGAGAGATGCGGCTACAAATGCCAACTTCACTGCACAGATTCAGTCAGTTAAAGACATGATAGCGCAGGATAAGATTGAGTCTTTACAGGCGCAGGTTTCTCAGCTTCAGCTTGCACAGGCTACAGCAGGAGTTCTTAAGTTCCCAAATCAGTGGAGCTATGGGGCAGGACCATTCCCACCAATCTTTGGGGGATGTTGCAATAACATTTAACGTCAGATAGACGAGGAACAAGGCAGGCTTAGTTCCTGCCTCTTTTTATAAAGGAGAACAATATGGGAAAAAGTTTAATACAGACAACTAACCAGTCACAGCAGACCGTGGCTGTAAACAGCATCATATCACTTGGTTCAGTGCTTAGAAGATACGGATGCAATTTAAGATTATCCGGAAATGGTATAGAAGTGACAGGAGAAGGCTATTATAAAATAGATTCAAATGTATCAGTATCGCCAACAGCAGCGGGACCTGTTACAGTGGCTTTGTATAATAACGGAGTCCAGATACCTGGAGCAATAGCTTATGGCTCTGTATCAACAGCAGGCAATCCAATCACTTTACCTTTAGAGACAACTATCAGACAGGCTTGTTGCTGTGATTCCGCAGATAACATTACTTGTGTGCTTCTTGAAGGAGCCGGAGTTGTAGATAATATTTCGGTAAGGGTAGAGAAGTCTTGAGAGATGATTTTCTCGATATTTTAACATTGATGAGCTTTGTTATCTCACTTGAAAATCTGGATCTAAACGTCACGCAGGAAGATGCACAAAACCTTGAGAAAAACATGGATGAGAAAATGAACAGGTTACTCAATGAGATACATGCTCATTTAAAGGCGCAAGACAAAAAGATAGATGAAATCTTAAAGGAGTTAAAGGATGACAAGAATAAAAGAATTAGCTGATAAGATTAAAGATGAGCTTTGTTCCGCAAAGGACTACGCTGAGGAGTATCTGACATTTAAGGCAAAGGATAATGGCACATGGGCTAACCGATACAAGGAAATGGCACAGGAAGAGCTTAAACATGCCGGATGGATACATGACAGGGCCGTGGAAGAGATAGAAGAGCTGAGAAAAGTGTATACACCACCACAGGACATGCTTGATAAGTGGAATGCTGATCATAAGAAATACATTGAAAAGGCTGCTTGGATTAAGCAGATGTTGGCGATGTAATGACAATAGAAGAGATTAACCACGAGATAGAACAGCTTGAACCTGCAGAGATCAATACAAGAAATGTGCAGGTGTTGGCTAATCTGTATACAATAAGAGATAATCTTAACGTCCCTTGCTCTGCTGATCGATTTCCGCAGATGAATGGCTCAGAATTAAACAGAGCGATATCCGGCAAGGGTGTAGGCGATGTTCTGGAAGTATTTAATGAACTTATGGACACACTTCAAATGATGGCTCCAAAACTCTACGAAGCAACTTTGCAAAGACTAATGTAACCAATTTGTTACCAAAAACCTTTACAAATGGCTTAAATGCGTTGTTTACATATGACTTTTAATCAAGTTGTCGCGGGTTCGAGTCCCGCGTGGCTCATAACTTAGAAAAACCGTCATTCCTTAGTAAAATCTAGGGTTATGACGGTTTTTTATTGCTTTTCAAAATGGGTGAAAGTAGGCGAAAGTGGTTGAAAATAGATGTTACCAACGTGTTACCAAGGCTCCATTTTAGGGGTAATGTTACCATTTTGTTACCAACGTATGCAAAAATTTTGGAGTATTGTTAGCATAAAAATGTAGTGATAAAATAATCTTGTGTTGAAATAAATCCCCCATAGATTTTTAAACATTAACCAATCACTTTTTCTGAAGGACACTGATGCGAGCAGTGTCCTTTTCTATTGGAAAATATTATTCAGAGCCTCAGAAGTCTTTTCTTTCCCTTCCACCAGATGAGAATATACATCAATGACCATCTTTTCGTTATCACCCAGGAGTCGTGCAATCTCTTTAGTTGATATAATTGGAATCTGATAACACAATTCTGTGCAGTAGTTATGCCTGAATGTATGGGCCGTCAAGTTTTGGATAGGTCTTACAGGTTTAGGGACTTTTTGCTGTGGATCATAACCGAGGGCAATGTTCATGCTGCAGATTATTGATTCCCACATCCTGCGATAACCTATTGCTGTCATCATCTCGTTGTTTTCCACATGGAATAGATATTTGTCTGCACATTTAGTTACATAAGGCTTTATATAAGGCATAGAAGCCACAGGAAGGGGCACAGAACGTATTCCGTTATCAGATTTAGGATAATCCTTTAAAACAGGTCTATTTGAGTCAAAAACGATAGCCTTTGATATCCTCACGGTGCTATCAGCCCAGTTAAAATCTTCTGGAGTCAGGGCAAGAGCTTCACCACGCCTTAAACCACAGTAGTAAAGTATCGATATAAAGGCTCTTTTTCTTTCGTCCAGTTCAGCCTTCTGTAAAGCCTCTTTTTCTAACTCATTTAAAGGCTTTTTAAGAGGCTTTTGATATTTAGGCAAGGAAATGTCTGTTAATATATCATCTATGGCTGTGCGGGGCAACAGGTGGTCTCTGACGGCTGATTTAATAATCTGACTGAATGTTAATTTGATAGTCTTACAGGTTCTTGGCTTATCCGAATATTGATTAATGATTGACTGCAGATCGGAGTGATTAATTGACGTAAGCTGACGGTCGGATATATCACCGAAATATGAAAGAGTATACTTGTACATCTTCTGGGTGTTTAGCTCTTTTGTGGACTTAGCGACATTAAGCCATCTTTCCGCATATTCTCCAAATGTAACATTTGACATTGTAGTGCCTTGCTCTTCTAAGGAACGCTTAAACTCAAGAACCTTCTTCTCAAGGTCAGCAGATGACTTTTTGCTTATTATTCGTTTCCTGCGTTTAGCTCCATTAGGCATCAAGGTTCCATCATAGACAAACGTGCACCATGCTTTCCGCTCCTCACTGTAACTGTATTTAGCTTTTGCCATAAGGCATCACTCCTTATTGAGTATTTTATTAATAAGTTCTTTGTTATTCAGTAGCTGAGACATCAATTCAAGATTTTGATGTGATAATTGCTGATATTGCTCATTCCTGCGTTCTAAAGCGTTTAATAAAAGAGTAATTCTGTCGTCTTTTAATTCAATCTGATGCTTGAGAAAGTCTATTTTCTTATCGTATGAATCGCGTTCTTTTTCTAGTTTAGCCGCATGTTTTTCTTTAAGGCTCTCAATCTTTTCGTTAAGGTCCTTTATAGTGGCATCCTTTACCTGGATAACTGCTTTCAGGGCACGTTCATCCTCATCGCCTTCGCCTAAATCATCCAGAGCAAGGAGCATATCTGCGATAGGCCTTACGGTGTCATATCTATATGTATACTTTTCGGAATCTTTTCCAAAGATTCTTGCTACAGTAGAAAATGATATCCCAGTATGATCAGAAATGTTTTGCAATGATACTTCTGGATGGTTTTCTTTGACGCGTTGCAGTTTCTTAACTAAATTAGCAACCTTTGCTTCATAATTCATTTTGTAATCCCCTTAATAATAAATACTAATAAATATAAATAAATAACAGCAAATAATAACAAATAACTATGGAATGACTTTCCGCTCTAAGTTAGTATTTACTTGTCCCGTTAAAGAGGGCAGGGAATTATTCTCCCCGGATGTCCCTGCTCTCATTTTTTAAAGGAGTAGGTTATGAACGAAGAAGAATTGAAATCTTTCCAATCAATTCCAGAACCTTGGCAGTGTTTGGTGGTTCTTCTTGAAAAGCTTTTATTAGATCATCAATCAACTGCTGATACTCAGGCTTTAATTTCTCATATTGAGAAAGATGCTGACTGGCAGTAGGTTCAATCTCTATTAAAAGAGGTTCTTTGTCCCAATCCATAAGATATGCTACTGAAACATTGAGAACCTTCGCAAACTTCTCAATGTTTTTTTGTGCTACATCATTGACTCCTTTTTCGATTCTTGTGATGGTGCTTTTTGAAGTATAGCCCATTCTATCAGCTAACTCCTGTTGAGACCATCCAAGCTCTAACCTTCGCTGCTTGATTTTCTCTCCTATATCTATAAAAATCACCTCGCTTGATTTAAAATCAATTTTTTTTAAAAAAATTATAAAAAAAAGTTGACAGATAGTCAACAGGGTGATACTATAATCTCAGTTGATAAATAATCAACTTGAAAGAGAACCGCATAAGACCAAAGTTAAGGGAAGACCTTACCGAACTAACGTGAAACAACCGATGACGCGCGGCACAAGATGTTCAAGTATAAATAGCAGGAGTTACGACAGGCGAGTATAATGGCGGCGGTTCATAAAAAAGCCGTAATATCTCTATAGGTGGGAGGATTAAAAGAGCCTTAGGCAAATCCCATGCAACTCCATAACCTATAGAGGTCAAATAAATAAAGAAGGAGGAATAAATGACCGATACAAGACGACTTGAAGAGAAAATTGCAATGTCAGGGCTTAAGCTTTCTCACATTGCTAATGAACTTGGAATTACTTATTACAGTTTATCGCAGAAGATACATAATAAGACCGAGTTCAAAGCCTCAGAAATCAAAGCTATGTGTAATCTCTTAAGAATTAACAACCTTAAGGAGAAAGAGGCTATTTTTTTTACAACAGAGGTTGATAAATAATCAACCAGAAGGGAGGACAATGGAATATCCAAAGCCAGTGATGAGCATTAAAGAGCTTAAGAAAATGGGAATGGCTGAAGAATGGCTTACAGGGTTTTACAAGACGGAATATAACCGGAGAAACAAAGTGGCATGGAAAATAGGAGCTGCATCAAATAGCAAGATGCTATTCGATACAGAGGGGTTGGAAAAATATCGCAAGTCACAATGCGGTATTTAGAAAGGGGAGAAATGGTTAAAAAAATAATTGAAGCAATCATCGCAGGGGCAGTTCTTAGCCTAGTAGCTTCATCAATCAAAAACATGGCTACAGTCAGTCGAAATGTAGCTGAAATCCAAAAAGAAACAGCAACAGTTAAAGAGGAACTATCCGAAGTAAAAGAGGAGACTTCAGAAGTCGAAGAAATGCTTCGGCATCTCGAAGCTGAGGAACCGACAGAAACAGATAAATACCATAGCCTTCCATTAGGCCGTTACACGTTAACAGCCTATGAATGGACTGGAAACACATGCGCAAATGGTGAGTATCCATCTAAAGGTTACACAATCGCCTGCAACAGCCTTCCACTCGGCACAAGAGTGTGGATTGAAGGCTATGGCGAGTTTGTCGTTGAGGACCGTGGAGGAATGGCTGACAACGTAATCGACATCTACCTGGGCGACTACGATGAGTGCATCGAGTTCGGTGTGCAGGAAGCAGATGTTTATTTGATTAAGGAGGATTAACAAAATGGGAGAAATGAGTGAAATGATGCTTGGGATGAGTGCATCAGATATGTTCGTAAGAGATTTAAGACATGTTGTAAGAGGCGAAAGATTAGAAGAAGACCCAGATAATCCTAAATACATGGATGAGGTCAGATATTACAACAGCATGGCCGAGAATTGGTACCAAACTCACAAAAAAAGATAGGAGGAAGAAAAATGGAAAGAAAAGAAGTGATCAAGGTGCTTAGTTTTCTAAAAGATGACATCTCAGCTAAACAGCTTGAGATTGAAGAAAAGGAGGGTGAAGAATACGACAAGCTCGATGAAAAGCTTGAGGAGTACTACGAAGCACTGGAAGAAACTATTAATTATCTGGAAAAGCTAGAGCTAATCCATGAGATTTCCAGATGCATATAAAAAAGAACCTCGGAGGGAGAATCCGAAGTCCTTTTTGACGAATATGCCTTAATAAATAGCAAATATAGTATATCAGAAAAACAAAAGGAGAAAAAGATGGAATTAAAAGTAAAAGAGTATAAATTGCCTGCAAAGATTGAGGCTAATTTTGAGGAATTAAAGAATCAGATCACTGAAAAGGTCGGCATCTATAAGACCATGGTCTATACAGATGACTAGATTAAAGAGGCAAAGGCAGATAAGGCGAGTCTTAACAAGCTTAAAAAGGCTCTTAATGATGAAAGACTCAGCAGAGAGCGTGAATACATGGCTCCGTTTAATGAATTTAAGACTAGAGTCAACGAGATCATAAAACTTATCGATGAACCTGTAACGGTGATTGATAAGCAGATACAGGAAGCAGAAGAGAATAGAAAACAGGCTAAGATGCTTGAGATTGAAGGACTCTTTAATGCATCAGATAAGCCGGAATGGGTTCCATTAAAGGCTATATTCAATGAAAAGTGGCTCAATGCAACTTACAAGATTAAGGACATTAAAGAAGAAATGGCAATGCAGCTTACCATGATCAACAACAACGTTGAAACCCTTAATAAGCTCCCTGAGTTCGGATTTGAGGCTACAGAAGAATATAAAAGAACACTAGACTTCAACAAGGCACTTCTTGAGGGACAGAGACTTGCAGATATTCAGAGAAGAAAAGAAGAGATGAAAAAAGCTGAGGAGTTAAGAAAAGCCGAAGAACTTAGAAGAGCTGAAGAATTAAAAGCTCAGCAGGAAGAGTTGAAGAAGGTTGAGGAATCTAAGCCTGTAGAAGAACCAAAAGAAGAAAACAAAGAGGTTAAGGAAGAAGTTCAGACTCTTAGAACATTCAGTGGCTTCTTAACAGATGCCCAGGCAGCGGCACTTCTTGATTGGGCAACAAATAACGGAATCGAATTGATGGAGGTGTAAATGAGTACATTACAGAAGATTCAGAGTGAATTAAAAGCTCCAAAGGGGCAGTTTAATTCATTCGGTAAATACAAGTATCGTTCATGTGAAGATATTCTTGAGGCTGTAAAGCCTATTTTAGCAAAATACGAAGCTGAAATTAGACTTTCAGATGAAATTGTAAACATTGGCAACAGGTTCTATGTTAAGGCGACAGCTTCGTTCATGTCAAAAGATGGCGAGGGCAGAGAAGTGTATGCATACGCTAGGGAGCCAGAAGAGAAGAAGGGCATGGATGAAAGTCAGATAACAGGAACAGCGAGCTCTTATGCTCGTAAATACGCATTGAACGGGCTCCTCTTAATTGATGATACCAAGGACGAGGATACAAACGAGTTAAGAGAAGAAAAGAAGGCAAAGAAAGAAGCACAGGCTCCTGAGCCTAAGCCAGATAAAGTTGATGCAGTAACACTAAAGGCAGTTAGGTCAAGAATAGCAAATGCCGCTGCACAAGGAAAAAAGCTAGAAGAAGCAGACCTTTGTAAAATGTTCAAAATTGAAAAGCTCGAAGATATGACTTTTGAAATCGTGAATAAGTTCAATACCTTAATGGATAAGGCGGGAGTATGAAAGCTAAATGGCACGGAGTCCCATACCATGATATAGCCACAAAAAAGTGGCTTATATCATTCGAAACAGATGAGATTCCGGAAGTGTTCGACAGAACAAAAGATAACGTCTTGAATCTTGAAATAAAGCGCCACAGAGAGGGTAGAAGCCTAAACGCCAACGCGTATTTTCATAAACTGTGTGACATGATAGCAAAAGTGGTTAACGCCTCAGCTATTAAGGTCAAGAACATGATGCTAGCGAGGTACGGACAAATAGACAAGGATGTAAGCCATCTGATCATGGATAACGACATAGACTGTACAGAGCTTGAAACAATCCACTTAAGGCCTACAGGCCATACAAAAGTGATGGATAACGGGAAGCTCTACCAAGTCTATTTAGTGATAAGAGGAAGTCATACATACGATACTAAAGAAATGTCGCAACTTATAGACGGGACAGTATCAGAGGCGAAAGCATTAGGAATTGAAACGCTGACGCCTGCTGAACTAGAAAGGATTAAGGTGGAATGGGGACAAGTATCTTAACCACACACAAAGGCATCTGTTACAGATTCCAAAAACAAACAGTAACCGAATGTCACCATATATTCTATGGCAAAAACAGAAAGATATCCGACAAATTAGGGTTCTGGGTTCATCTTTGTCCTGAATGTCATAGAGGAACTTACGGAGTCCACGGAAAGTATGGGCATGAAATTGACATGGACCTCAAGAAGATGTGCCAGTGGACATATGAGCAGACACATTCCAGGGAGGAGTTCATCGAAAAAATAGGAAGGAGTTACATTTGAAGGAATTAAAAGAGCCGAAGAGAGTGAGCTTTACTATCAAGCTTGCTCCTGTATCAAAAAAGAATCATTCACAAATAATAACAAATCCAAAGACCGGCAGGCCGATGCTTATCCCATCGAAGCAGTATCGAGAGTATGAGCAGAATGCTGCATGGTTTATTCCAAGACTCAGCGAACCAATATCTGAGCCGGTCAATGTAAGAGGAATCTTTTACATGCCAACCAAAAGAAAATGTGATCTAGTCAACATGGAACAGGCACTGTGTGACCTTCTGGTTAAGTGCAGAGTCATTGAAGATGATAATTACACGATAGTGCAGTCAATGGATGGTTCAAGGGTGGAATATGACAAGGATGAGCCAAGAACAGAGGTAATCATTGAATATTTAGGGGGTGATGAATATGAGTAAGCAGGAACAAAGAGTACTTCAGTATATGAGAGACTTCGGGGGCATTACTCCGATGGAAGCTATAAAGGATTTAGGAATCATGAGACTTGCTTCCAGAATAAGCGATTTAAGACGTAAGGGTTATCTCATAGATAGAACCTTTGAAAAGGGCGAAAACAGATACGGAGAGCCAACAAAATGGGCAAGATACATACTGAAAGGAGAAATTTAGGATGAACAAAGCGATATTAATGGGAAGATTAACCAGAGACCCAGAGGTGAGATATTCACAAGGACAGAACGGTGAGCAGATGGCTATAGCAAGATACACACTTGCAGTAGACAGAAAGACAAAAAAGACAGGTGATCAGCAGACAGCAGACTTCATTAACTGTGTGGCCTTTGGTAAATCAGCAGAATTTGCTGAGAAGTACTTAAAGCAGGGAACAAAGATGATAATTGAGGGACATATTCAGACCGGCTCATATACAAATAAGGACGGTCAGAAGGTATACACAACAGACATCATAGTGGATGCTCAGGAGTTTGCAGAATCAAAGAAGAGCGCAGAGGAAACACCTGCAGCGGCTCCGGATTTCGTAAGTATTCCAGATGGACTTGAGAGTGATCTCCCATTTAAGTAAAAGGAAGGCGGGACAATGGCAAAAAGATACTTTTGGCTAAAGCTTAAAGATAACTTTTTCAGCGACAAAAGAATAAAAAAGCTCCGTAAGATAGCCGGAGGAGACACATACACGGTTATATTCCTCAAGATGATGCTCAGGACACTCCAAACAGATGGGGTTATCGAATACGAAGGGATAGAAAGCACATTTGCTGAAGAACTTAGCCTAGATCTTGATGAAGAGCCGGACAATGTGCAGGTAACCGTCAACTATCTCTTAGCTTCTGGACTGCTTGTTGACCTGGGGGAGAACAAATATCTTCTCCCTACAGTCCGAGAGAATACAGGAGGGGAAACAGCGGCAGCCGAACGTATGAGAAATATGCGAAAGCGTAACAATGTTACACCTATGTTACGTGATGGTTACGTAGAGAAAGAGATAGAGAAAGAGAAAGAGAAGAGAAAGAAAGTAGATTATCAGCAGATAGCTGATATGTATAACGATACTTGCGTATCGTTCCCAAGGCTCAAAACACTATCTGAATCAAGAAAGCAGGCTATTAAGGCAAGGCTTAAGACATATACCATAGATGACTTTAAGAAAATGTTTGAAAAGGCTGAGTCTTCTGCATTCCTTAAAGGTGGAAATGATAGAAACTGGTCAGCGACATTTGACTGGATGATTAAAGATTCAAATATGGCAAAGATTCTCGATGGTAACTATGACAGCAACAAAAAGGTTAAAAAAACAAGATACGATGCAGCGGATAAAGAGGAAAGACTAGACGATTTAACAGCAATAGAGAACATGTATTTAGAATAGGGGAGATAAACACATGGAAAGAACAACCGAATATATGACTGATGGAGAAATAGTGAGGTCATACAAGCTCTCACGAGATAAAGGAGAGCAGATAACAATACTCGCAGAGCTTAATGCTTGTGATACGGAAACGATCATGGCAATCCTGCTGAGATATGGAGCGATAGACAAAAGCGATATGTATACAGTCAAGTGTATGTACTGCGGGGCTGAGGTGATGCTTCCATCAAGACGGTGGAAACATATCTGTCCGGAGTGCAGACGCAGGAATGAAGCTATCAAAGAGATTAGATATAAGCTCAGGCTAAATGCTACCAATCTCCAGAATACCATGAGACGCGTTGCAGAGATTAATAACGACACTAAAAAGCTTCAGAAAGAACTGGAGGAGCTTGAGAAAGAAAGAGGAACTATCAATGGAAAGAAGAAAAGGAAATAAAGAAAGGAGTAACATCTAATCCCTATGAAGTAGGGTTCCTGGATAAAGATGTCATTAAATTCAGGGTAAAAGCCATTGAAATAGCGTGAAACGGTAACGGAGTAGCATTGGAAGTCTAAATGGATTAACCACAGTCGATTAGATTTGTGGTTGATGTGAAAAGAAAAGTAGTTTGGATAAGTGCAGGAGTATCAAGCTTTATAGCCGGATATCTTGTGAAAGAAACTGTAACAGATTGGATATACATAGATGTAGCAGACCAACATCCGGATAGCATCCGATTCATACATGACTGTGAGAAAGTGTTGGGACAGCCTATACAAATTCTTAAGTCTGAAGAATACAAGGATGTAGCCGATGTGGTGAGAAAAACTCGAATGATAAACAGCCCTTGGGGAGCTAGTTGTACAGGAATGCTTAAGAAAGCGGTAAGAAAACATTGGGAGCAGGATCATTTGAAAGATGAATTAACATACGTCTGGGGAATGGATGCAAAGGAAAAAAGAAGAGCCGAAAGCATTATTCAGAACTTCCCAGAGTTTGAGCATGAGTTTCCATTAATAGACAGAAACATCTCAAAGCAGGACTGCCACGGCATCATACAGCAGTTAGGAATTAAAAGGCCGGTAATGTATGACCTTGGATATTCAAACAATAACTGCATCGGATGCGTAAAAGGTGGAATGTACTACTGGAATATGATCAGGAAGGACTTTCCAGAAGTGTTCAAGCATCGGGCAGAACTAGAAAGAGAGATAGGACATAGTTGCTTAAATGGAGTGTTTCTGGATGAGCTTGACCCTAAAGCAGGAAGAAAGAGTGAAGAGATAACAGGGGACTGTGGAGTTATCTGCTACTTGGAATATATGAATGTAAAGGAATAGATATGGACGATATGATTATTGATTGCTTCGCCGGTGGTGGCGGGGCAAGCGTGGGAATAGAAATGGCATTAGGGCGTCATGTTGATATAGCTGTTAATCATGACCCGCAGGCCATAAGGATGCACAAGGTTAACCATCCGGATACATTACATCTAACTGAGGATATCTTTTCAGTAGACTTGGAAAGATATGTAGATGGCAGAAGAGTGCCTTTGATGTGGGCGAGTCCTGATTGTACAAGCCACAGCAAGGCAAAAGGTGGACAGCCAAGAAACAGCGGATTAAGAATACTTCCCTGGGCGGTTCATAAACATGCGAAGGTTCTTAATCCAGAGGTAATTATTATGGAAAATGTTGAGGAAATACAGGAATGGGGACCTTTGAATGAATATGGATTTCCAATAAAGGAAAGAAAAGGAGAGGAATATAAGCGGTTTGTAGGAGCCATGGAAGACCTTGGATACAACTTTGATTGCAGAGAGCTTGTAGCTGCTGATTACGGCGCACCCACAACACGAAAAAGATGGTATGCAGTATTAAGAAAAGACGGAAGGGATATAGTTTTCCCTGATCAGACTCACAGCAAGGATGGAATCGAATATGATAAATGGCTTGAGTGTGGCGATTATATCGACTGGAGTGACCTTGGGAAATCTGTATTTGACAGAAAGAAGCCATTAGCTGAGGCTACACAGAAAAGAATAGCTTTAGGCATTCAGAAGTACATCGTTAATAATCCTCATCCTTATATGGTAAGGAACAATCAAGTGGCTTCATTCCTTATTCAGTATCACGGTGAGACAAGGGAAGGAGATTGCAGAGGGCAGTACCTGGATGAACCTATAAAGACATTAGATACAAGCAACAGATATGGCTTAGTAAGTGCCTTTTTAATTAAGTACTACGGTACAGGATGCGGCCAAGAGCTTAGCCTTCCACTTGGAACCATAACCACAAAGGATAGATTTGGACTTGTTACGGTAGAAATCAACGGAGAGACATACAGAATCAAAGATATATTCTTGAGGATGCTTAAACCAGAGGAGCTTAAGGTATTACAAGGATTTCCAAAGGATTACATCATAGACAGGGATATAAATTGGAAACCTTATCCGATAAAAGAGCAGGTTGCAAGAATAGGTAACAGTGTAGTGCCTGTAATGGCTGAATCGCTTGTCAGAGCTAATTGCAGCTATTTGAGAATCGGAGAAAGAACGCCAAATATTACATTTAGAAATGTTAATGGACAGATGGAAATAGCAGTTTAGGAGGTGCAAACATGGATGCGAAGGAATTAACACAGAAATATTTTAAAGACCATCAGGACATATATGAGTTGAAGAAACAAGTCGAGTATCTCACTAATGAGGTGACTCTTTTAAGAAGATTCGTGGACGATATGAAGATAGATATAAAGATGCTTCAGAATGTAAGGAGGGGGGGATGACAAAAGAAGAAATAGAGAAATGCTTGAAAGGAGCCAAGAATGATAAACGTAGAAAAGCGTGAAATAGCAATTAGAAGTGTTGATAACGGGGGGGAGTTATATGTTAAACGAATGGATAGAAGCTAAGATACAAGATAGCAAAGATGTATTAAGACTTGCAGCGGAAATATCCCAAGAATATTATCAAAAACCCCTGATCATAACTTATTCTGGAGGAAAAGATTCGGATGTGATGCTTCAGCTCGCAATGGAATGCCTGGAGCCTAATCAGTTCGAAGTGTTAAACAGTCACACAACAGTCGATGCCCCCGAAACTGTATATCATATAAGAGATAAATTCAAAGAACTTGAAGATGCAGGAATTAAAACAACAATTAAATATCCAAGATACAAAGATGGTAGATATAAGTCAATGTGGGCATTGATAGAAGACAAGATGATACCGCCCACAAGAATTCAACGATATTGTTGCGAAGAACTTAAAGAAACAAGTACGTCAAACAGATTTGCGGCGGTTGGAGTAAGGAAAGCAGAATCAGCAGGAAGAAAAGGGAGAGAGGTGTTTTCCACTTACGGAAGGACTAAAGCCGAAGCCCGCCACTACTACTACTCACACATCAAAGAGGTTTTTGAAACGGCAAAGCAGAAAACACTTGAGGGGGGCAGTTTCCAAACGATGACAATGTATGGGACTGCACATTCATTTCCAAAGCAAAACACAATGAAAATTTGATATGTAACCCGATATATGAATGGACAGATCATGAAGTGTGGTTATTTATACGAGACAGAAAGATTAAATATAACCCGCTATATGATCAAGGGTACTCAAGAGTCGGATGTATAGGGTGTCCTTTAGCAAGGAATCAGGTCTTAGAGTTAGAGAAAAACCCTAAATATAAATTGAATTACATCAGAGCTTTTGACAGGATGCTAAAGAAAAGAAAGGCTGCGGGGAAAGATGACGTTACAGGCAAAACCGGTCTTCATTGCTGGAAAGATGGTGAGGCGGTTTATAGATGGTGGATTAACGACCAGGGTATCGAAGGGCAGACAGATATATATGACTTTTTAGACAAATAATAGAACATCGCGAATAGGAGGATGTATGACAAGAGAAGAAGCAATAAAAGTACTGAATATGGTCGACGTATGGCTATCAAGGCACTAGAGCAAGAGCCTTGCGGGGGTTGCGTGAGTAGAGAGCAATTAAAAAGAGAACTTCATGCGCAAATGGCGGTTAATGCAATAACAAAAGAAACCGCAGAAGATATGCTCAATCATTTACCATCAGTTACACCACAGCCAAAGACAGGGCATTGGATAGCAACAGGAGATTATTTTACAGGGGCTTATGGCAGTATAGACTATGTCGAATGCTCATGTTGTGGGTATGAAAGCCTTGAAGAAGGGCATTATTGCCCTTTCTGTGGAGCAAGAATGGAGGATTAGAAATGACAGTAAAAAAAGCAATAGAGGTTTTAAAAAGCGAGTGTTATGTATTTAATCCGCGCGGACTTTGAAGAAGGGTGTCGTTACTGCAACAGGCGGGGCAGTGACAGATATGTGAACAAAGAGGAATACTACGATTAAATGCAAAGGTAGTCATAGAATAGGGGTAAAAATGGAAAAGAAAGAAATAATTGAATTAATCCATCAAATATGCTTTGAACTGATGGATTCGATTAATGCTGAGGAAGTATCCTTCCACGATGATTTGGTTCTCCAGATCAATAAGAAAGTTTGTGAAGAAATTGACAAACGGTTGGGTGAGGAAGAGCCCTGGAGTGGGTATATGAAAAAGAAACTTACACAGCTGTTTATAAGAGACTACAAAGAAGAAGGAGACTGCGATAACTGCAAGCACTGTGGCGACCCGATAGAAATATGCGTATTAAAAAAATGTCACAGAGCTATTGACGAGTTTAACGACGCTTACGAATGCGCATACACAAAAGACGATATGACGAAAGTTAAAGCAATGCGTGAATTAATAGACTTTAAAGATGGAGGGCTAAAACCTTCACCAGAAGCACTTGATATGGCAATAAACGCGTTAATGTCGCCATTTGATGAAGTTTGAAAGAGAGGTAAAGAAGAATGACAAGAACAGAGCGGGTAGTAAATCATAATAATGCCGCTGCAAAGATGATTGAAAATGCGGCCGCAGAAGGAATGATGTTAGAAGACATCGACGCAATGGTCGAAGGAGGTAAGCTTGAGGTGCTGAGAGATATAAGCGTATCACTTGCGATGATCGTGGATTTGATTGGAGGAAAGGCGAATGACTAGAGAAGAATGTGAGCAGGCTATATGCCAGAAGATGAAAGAAATATGGAACATCTACCATGAATATAACCCAGTAGGATACAGTTTAGGACTATTCGCTAACGCTGAAGGGCTTGTGATGATAAACAACGAATACTGGAAGGATGATAGGAATAAACCTATATCTAAGCGTATGGCATGGAAGGAGGACTAGATGAGCTTTATAACAGGATTAATAATAGGATGTGGGTTAGGAATAATGATTTGTACGTTGTTAAACGTTAACAAGGATTAAGGGGGTTCATTTGGCTGAAAAAATAAGGTATAATAAAGAGAAGAGTAATGAACAGTTTAAATGTGACTGTGGGCGCGTGATAGCTTACAGGAAAGATGATAAGATATATGTAAAATGCAGAGATTGCAAGAAATGGATAGCAATACTCAGCATTAATAAGGTTCAGTAAATGAAGAGCCATCGAGATCATAAGGTTTCGGTGGCTCTTTTTGTATTTAACACCCGAAGAACTGAGGTGATAGATTTGGCGAAAGGAAAGTATGCCGAATGGTTAGAAGAAGATAATTTAATAAGACTGCAAGGATGGGCGAGAGATGGACTGACAGATGAACAGATAGCTCATAACGCAGGTATTAACAGAGACACGCTTAAGGAGTGGAAAAAGAGATTCCCCGCCATTTCCGCCGCCTTAAAAAAAGGAAAGGATGTAGCGGACAGAGAAGTGGAAAATGCCCTGTTTCGGTCAGCTATGGGATACAGTGCAGAAGAGGAAGTGTGGGAGCGAGTAGTTGATAAAGATACAGGTGAAGCGAGCATGGTCCTCACAAAGAGAATGATTAAACATATTCCTGCAAGTCAGACTGCACAAATATTCTGGTTAAAGAATAGAAAGCCTGAAGAGTGGAGAGAAAAACGTATCACAGAAGAACATATAGAGTTTGAGTCTGACGGATTCCTTGAAGCATTAAAGGGAGAAGCATCCAAGACGTTTGAAGAGGCAGGTGATACGGTTGAGACGTAAACAGACGGCCTTGATCAAGTTTAAGCCATTTAGCCTTAAACAGAAAATACTTCTTGAATGGTGGCTAGATGATTCTCCATACAGTGATAAGGATGGAATCATAGCAGATGGCTCCATACGAAGCGGAAAGACGGTTATAATGTCTCTTTCTTTCGTTATATGGGCAATGGAAAGCTTTGATAATGAAAACTTCGCCATGTGTGGAAAGACTATTCAGTCGCTTCGCAGAAACGTTATAAAGCATCTTATCAAAATGTTATTAATGCGTGGATACGCTGTTACAGAGCACAGAAGTGAAAATTATATGACCGTATCAAAAGGTGATGTAGTAAATGACTTCTATCTGTTTGGTGGCAAGGATGAATCTAGTCAGGATTTAATACAGGGACTTACGCTTGCGGGGGTATATTTTGACGAAGTTGCGCTGATGCCTGAATCATTTGTTAATCAGGCGACAGCCCGCTGCTCCGTTGAAGGTTCAAAGCTGTGGTTTAACTGCAATCCTTCGTCTCCTGCACATTGGTTCAAGGTTAAATGGATTGACAAAATAACAGAGAAAAACCTTATCAGAGTACATTTCTTAATGGACGACAATCCAAGCTTATCTAAGAGGATTATAGAGCGATATAAGGCGAACTATGTTGGAGTATTCTATGACAGATTCATTCTAGGGCTGTGGGTCATGGCAGAAGGAATGATATATCCAATGTACCAGGATGCACTTGTGGATTTACTACCGGAAGGACAGGCATCAGATTATGTTATATCCATTGACTACGGCACGATGAATGCCTTTGCCGCGATTCTGTGGGGAAAGCATGGAGACATATGGTATGCAGAAAGAGAATACTATTATTCCGGTCGTGATCTAGGAGTTCAGAAAACAGACCAACAATATGCAGATGATTTAAGAGAATGGATTTCGGATGTCTGGGCTAACATACAGGGAAGGAATCTATATGGTATTTCTCGAAAGATTATGACCATCATAGACCCGTCCGCTGCATCATTTATTGCATTATTAAAAAAAGAATCATGGTGCAAGGTGAGAAAAGGAGACAATGCAGTTATTGATGGAATAAGAGAAACGGCGGTGGCGCTGCAGACAGGCAAGGTTAAGGTTCTTAAATCACTCGATAATTGGAAGAAAGAAGCAGGCGGCTACGTTTGGGATAACAACAACGGTGAAGAAAGGCCTATTAAGATAGCAGACCATCTAATGGACTCAACTAGATACTTTGTAAAAACAATGAGGGTAGCTGCGAAGAACAGACAGTACTCTCCAGAATAAAAAGGAGAAGAAACATGTACACATATCAAGATTTTTTAGAGCTACCAGATAACGAGAGCACAAGGATGCAGTTCGTTAAAAGCTGTATAGCTCAGCACAAGGATTCACAGCTGTATAAAACAGCAAAGATTGCAGATGAGTACAACAGACATCAGAACAGAACGATTAAGAGTTATCAGAAGCTTCTTTATGACGTATCTGGAAGAGCATTTCCGGATAATTACACAGCAAATTATAAGATGGCTTCTAAGTTCTTCAATCGTTTTATAACGCAGGAGAATCAGTATCTGCTTGGCAACGGAGTCACATGGCAGGAAGATGCAACAAAGCAAAAACTTGGCGATGATTTCGACACAGAACTGCAGAAGCTTGGACAGATGGCTCTCTCAGGGGCTGTCTCATTCGGATTTTGGGATTTTGACCATATGACAGCATTCTCAGTTCTTGAATTTGCGCCTTTGTACGATGAGGGAAATGGCGCATTAATGGCAGGTGTAAGATTTTGGCAGATAGACGTAAATAAGCCTCTTAGGGCAACTTTTTACGAGGTGGATGGATATACAGATTATATCTGGAATACAAGAGAAGATACGGAAGGCAGAATACTCCACGAGAAAAGGCCTTACATCCAGAAGGTTAAATATACTCCTGCTGATGGCTATGAGGTATATGACGGAGAGAATTATCCGTCTTTCCCTATTGTTCCACTGTGGGGAAATCCTCAGAAACAGAGCGAGCTTGTAGGGTTACAGGAACAGATTGACTGCTATGACTTGATAAAGTCAGGCTACGCAAACAATGTCGATGAGGGCTCACTTATTTATTGGACTCTTAATAACGCGGGCGGAATGGATGATGTAGACCTTGCTCAGTTCGTCAAAAAGATGAGGACACTCCATGCAGCGGTAACAGATGACGGAGTACAGGCAGAGAGCCATAACCTTGAAGCTCCTTATCAGTCAAGGGAAGCACTTTTAGAAAAGCTCAGGACAGATCTCTACGATGATGCGATGGCTCTCGACACTAAGAATATAGCAAACGGTGCTGTTACAGCTACGCAGATCAAGGCGGCTTATGAGCCTCTTAATTCAAAGACAGACCAGTATGAGTATTGCGTGAGGGAATTTATAAAAGGCATCCTTGGAATAGCAGGAATAGACGACACTCCTTCGTTCACAAGGTCAATGATCGTGAATAACCAAGAAGAGGTGCAGTTAGTTATACAGTCCGCTGCATATCTTGATGAAGAATATGTCACAAGAAAGATATTAACACTCTTAGGTGATGGCGATATGGCTGATGAGGTTCTCCGTAGGCGCGATTTTGACGAGATAAAAGGCTATAGCGCAGAAATAGACGATGAAGAAGAAAAAACGCCTACAGAGGGCACAGAAGAGGTTGAGGAGTGATATAAATGTCAAAGGATGCAGGGCATGATGAAACAGAAAAGGTTCTGAAGGAAATTGAAAAGAGAATATCACGAGAATATAAGCAAGCTGAGAAAGAGGTAGCCGCCAAGTTAGACGGCTACCTTAAAAAGTTTGAAACGAAGGATAAGACATGGCAGAAGTGGGTAGCTGATGGAACGAAGACTCAAAAAGAATATGATCAGTGGAGAGTTGGACAGATTTGCATGGGACAGAGATGGGATGAGCAGAGAAAGACATTAGCTCAAGACTTCGCCAAATCATCTCAGATAGCAAAAAATATAACAGCAAGCAAAATGCCGGATGTTTACGCTATTAATCACAACTATGCAACATTCCAGATTGAGCAGGCGTCAATGATAAATACATCATATACGTTATATGATCATAAAACAGTGGAAAGACTCGCAAAAGGCGACGATAAGATTATCCCTGTACCAGGGAAGAAGATATCCCGATTGATTGACGAAGGCAAGGCGGTCAGATGGAATGAAAGACAGATTCAGTCTGTAATGATGCAGTCACTCCTTCAGGGTGAATCTATTCCGGATATAGCATCAAGGCTTGCTTTTTCGGTGGGTGATTCAGACAGGAAAGCATCTATCCGTAATGCGAGAACACTTACTACAGGGGTGCAGAATGCAGGAAGAGTGGATTCCTACGAAAGAGCCAATGAAATGGGCATTCAAACTGCAAAACAGTGGATTGCTGCACTGGATGATAGAACAAGACATTGGCATGCAGAACTGGATGGAGAAATAGTTGAGAATGACGAGCCTTTTGAAAATGAATACGGAAAGATAATGTATCCAGGAGACCCGTTAGCAGACCCTGCGAATATATATAACTGCAGATGCACACTTGTAGCCGCGATTAAAGGCTTTGACAAGGACTTATCTGATAGATACGATGAAAAGCTTGGAAAGATGTCTTATTCACAGTGGAAGGCCTCTAAGAAATCGAGTTCTGAGGACATAGAGAAACAAGAAAAGTATTCTGCAAAGATTAAGAGTAAATATATTGAAGAATATTCAGGAGGATATAAAGGAGTAGACATAGAAAGTTCAAACAATTATGATAAAAATATAGAAAAGAGAGGCCAAATAGACACTGGATACAAAGGAAGAATATCTGATGCAGATAAAGACAAGTATAACGAACAAGCGCTGAACCAGATTATAAAAGATACAGGATATTCAAAAGAAGAAGCAAAGAATTTTCAAGATGCGCTAATCCAATATTTTGGCGGGGATTATCAGACTATTGAAACGGATGCAAACTCTGCGATAACAAAAACGATTATATCTGGATTAGACAAACTTCCTGCGTATGACGGAACTATAACAAGAGGAATACTTCTTTCAAATGACGATGTAAAGAAATTTACAAGTCTGAAACCGGGAGATGCATTACCAACAAAAGGCGTTTTGGAAAGTTGGACTAGCAATGAGAATTGTGCAAAGTCGTATGCAAGTATTGGAAAATCTGTAGACAGAAGTTCAGTTATATTTGAGTGCCGAGACAATACAAAGGGAAAAGGCGTTCAACATATATCAATGTTTAATGATGTGGAAGCCGAAGTCACTGTAGCGAATCCTAACTATGAAGTTGTAGAAGTTATAACTGAGAGCAAATATGATTATCTGTCAAGGAATAGAAACGAATTATATTTTGGGGATGATTTGATAGAAGAAGAGAGGAATCTCAAGGAGGCGATGGTATGCAGAGTTATAGTGAAAGAGAAAC